CGCCAGCATCCAGGGATTAAAGACGTTTCAAGCTGGGAAGTTACAAGCGATTCATGGGTTACGAAAGAGACAATCCGCGTTGCTGAATACTTCTGGTGCGAATACGAATCTGACAAGGCTTTGCTGTTGGACACTGGAATGTCAATTCTTGAAAGCAAGCTTCCAGAAGGTGTTACTCGAGTCGGGATGATGCTTGTTGATGAGATGGGCAATTCCGTACAGATATTGAAAGAGCGAGACACAGAGCGCAAGCAGTGGAAGTGGTGCAAGTTGGCTGGTGGGTATGACAAGCCTATTGAAGAGGCTGACTGGGCTGGCTCGTACTTGCCTATCGTTTCGATAGTTGGTAAAGAGATCAACATCGACGGTGAAAAGCTGGTTAAAGGCCAAGTGCGCGACATGAAAGACGCGGCAAGGATGGCTAACTATGCGTATTCTGAGACTGTCCAAACTCTCGCGCTGCAAAATAAAATACCATACACCGCTGCTGCTGAAGCTATTGCAGGACATGAACAAGAATGGGGTTCGGCAAATAACGACAACAAGGCGTTTTTGCCATTCAACGCATATGACGAAAATGGTCAACCTTTACCTACTCCAAGCCGTCAAGCTCCTCCATCAATGGCTACAGCACAGGCTCAATTCCTGCAAATGTCTGTTGAACAAATGCGCGGTGTTTCTGGACAGCATAATGCCAGCATGGGCATCAGGTCAGAAGCTTCAAGCGGAGTCGGAATACAGCGGTTAAAACAGCAATCTGAGATAAGCACGTTCCATTTCCCGGACAATCTTGCTCGCGGACTTCGATATGAGATCAAGCTGCTGATCGACCTGATACCAAAGATCATGGACACCAAGCGCATTGTCCGTATCTTGGGATTGGATGGTAAATCATCTAACGCAATACTCGACCCAGAAAGCCAATCTCCGTATTTGGAGCAAGATATTGGTGAAGATGATATTCAGCGGATATTTAACCCTACACTTGGTCGGTACGACGCTGCTATTGACACTGGGCCAAGCTACCAAACACAGCGGCAAGAAGGCTACAACACGATGATGGAACTGGCCTCTCGTAGCCCTGCGCTGATGGGCGTTGCTGGAGATTTGATTATGCAGAACGCAGATTATCCAGGCGCTGATAAGATAGCAGAACGGATGAAGAAATCCCTACCACCTGCATTGCAAGATCAAAAAGCAGGCGGTGCTGAACAGCAATTGGCGCAAATCACCAAGCAAGCGCAGCAGATGGGCCAGCAGATACAGGTTATGACTCAGCAGCTACAAGAACAGCAAGCTAAGCTGCAACAAGCTGAAAGCGAAGATATTAAGGCTCAGATCGGCTTCCAAATGCAACAGCAGAAGGCAGAACTTGACGCAGCCATGAAAGAACGCCAAATGATTCAGGACAACGAACTGAGCCAGCGAAAAATGATGTTCGATGCTCAGATGAAGCGTGAGCAAATGGAATATGATGCTCAGATAGCTCGTGAGAAAATGGCTATGGATATGCAACTGGCTCGTGAAAAAGCAGAGCATGACAAAGAGATGGCACAGATAAACGCTGGTATTGATATGTCTGGAAAGATGATGCAATCCCATCAGGACACATGCGCTAAAGTAAAAATGAACGAAGACAACAACGATACCAAGCGTGACATTGCCGAACTTGAAGCATTTGTTAAGCTTGAGACTGCCGGAATGCAGAATCAAGCATTATCAGCAGATGTTAATATTGACTTAAAAGAGGATATTGCTGAAGATATGAAAGAATCTTGACATATAGGCATATCCTGATAAACTGATATTTGTAACAACCGTAATGATGCGGTACATCATGACCCTAACGCTTTGTGAGCGCCGGAGAAAGAAATGACAGACCAAGTAATTGACACATCAGTAACGCCAGCAGTTGAAAACCAGACAGCTACAGCTGATGACAAAATTGTAGCGACACCTACGCAGGATACCGAGGCCGCGAAGGATGAAAATACCACTCAGGGCGTAGTAGAGAAAACGTATACCCAAAAGGAATACGACGAAGCTACAGCGAAGATCAGAAAGAAGGCCGAGGCCGTAGCGGAACGCAGGGCATTAAAGGCGTACTCAGAAAAGCTGGAAGCGATGCAGCAAAAGCCAGTTGAGAAACCTGTTGTAGATAGTGGCAAACCAACAATCGCGCAGTTTGGCGATAACGTTGAAGCCTATGTCGAAGCGGTTGCAGATTGGAAGTTGCAGCAACGTGAAAATGAGTCTAAGCAACGGAACGCAGAACAGCAACAAGCGCAAATGAGATCGAAGGCTGACAACCTGTACGCGGAAGCGGAAAAGTTGCCTGGTTTTGATGTAGTTGCATTTGAAGCGTCACTAACTCCATCTATTGCAGGTGCGGTTATTGATAGTGATATAGCTCCGAAGCTGATGGCTTACATATCAGAGCATCCTGATGAGATTAAGCGCATTGCTACCCTAAGTCCGGCACGACAAGCGGTCGAAATTGGCAAACTGGAAGCAACTCTTTCAGTTGCAAAGCAAACAAAAGTGTCTAGCGCACCCGCACCGATCAAGCCTGTTGGCGGACGGAGTGGAATGTCAAGCAAGCCACTTGGAGAGATGAATATCGAAGAATTGCGTGCGTATGAAAAAACGCGAGGCGCTCGGTACGTTTAATTTTAAATCATATGCCGCGAGGCTATAGGAGAAAATCATGGCTGAAAATGTAATCGCAACAAGTTCGCTGGTAAGCAACAAGGCGTTGATCGTCTTGCAAAACATGCTGCCGTTCACAAACAACGTAAGCCGCGCTTACGAACCTGAACTGGAAATGGGTTCTTACGCACACGGAAATACAATAAACATCAAGCGCCCTGCTAAGTATTCGTATCGTTCTGGCCGTGTTGCAAATCCACAAACAACCACTGAAACCACTATCCCTCTGACTCTTTCTCAGGGTGGTAGCGATTTGTCTTTCACTACCAACGAGCGCACAACTGGTCTTTCGATGCAATCGCTGGAAGAAAAGATTGCCGCCGCGATGGTTCCTATCGCCAGTGAGATCGAGCGTCAAGGTTTGCAGATGGCTGCTTACGCAACCTACAACATGCTGAACCCTACCTACGCTGTGCCGAACACTCAGGACTTGGCTGTTGATGCTGCGACCTCTCTGACTCGCCGCCTTGATGAAATGCTGGCTCCAGATGGCGATCAGCGTTACCTTACCATGTCTCCTGCGTTGAACGCCGGCATGATTCGCGGTCTGGCAGGGTTGCAGAACTCCGCAAGCCGTATTGGTAAGCAATACGAAACCGGCATCATGCAGAACGCTCTTGGTCTGAACTATCACAAGTCGCAGCTGATTCCTACCCATACCAACGGTGCTGCTACAGCAACTAACGTGAACGGTGCGAACCAAACTGGATCGTCTGTTACAGTTACCGCTGTTGCTGCTGGTACGCTGACCAAGGGAACTCGTATTACTTGGCCTGGTGTGTATGCTGTAAACGCAGTGACAGGACAATCTACCGGCGTACTGGCTCAGTTCATTGTTACTTCTGATGTCGCACAGGGCGCTACTTCGATTCCTTTCAGCCCTGCTATCGTCACCACTGGAGTATTCAAGAACGCATCAGCTTCACCTACAACCGGCCAGCCGTATGTGATCTTTGGTAATGCTTCGACAAGCTACACTGAGTCGCTGGCTTACCACCGTGATGCGTTTACCTTTGCTTCTGTTCCTATGGACACCAGCATGAAGAAAACGCATGACGTTAAACAGGTACGCGAAAACGGCATCAGCATCCGTGTAATCGACGGCTACGATCAAACTAACGACGCGATGGTTATGCGTCTTGACGTGTTGTTTGGTTGGGCTTCGCCTTACGCAGAACTGGCTTGCGGATACGCACTTTAATTCAATGACTCAAGGAGAATAATATGAGCGTTACACTTTTGCAGGATTACCAAGGGTTTTTGTCTGGTGCGGTTGTTACATTGCCAGACAGCACTGAAACTGCGCTGATCGCACAAGGGAAAGCCACTGCCGCAGCAACTACTTCAGTCCCATCTATCATTCCTGGTCTGGTGCAGTTAGCCACTCAGGGCGGGAATGTGGCTCCGGTTAATGCGGCTGGTTACGGAACACCG